ATCGACGTAGCCGTTACATCGATCCTCACGCACGAAGCCGCTATGGATGCCGTTGCTGCTGGCATGGCTGCACCTAAGCGGAAGTCCTATTACTACGGAGCATGAAAGGTGGCCCGGTGGCAACTGAGGCTGAAGCCCTGCGACTCATCGGGCTACTAGAAGATGAGCTACGCACCCGCCGCACAGAGATCGACCGGAACGAGCGCTACTACCGTGGTAAGCAGCCGCTGAGGTTCGCCTCAGATGAGTTCAAGAAGTACCACGGGCAGCGCTACCAGGGCTTTGCAGATAACTGGGTACAGGTTGTGGCTGATGCCCCGGTCGAGCGCCTCACGGTGACGGGTGTCATGCCCACCGGTGCCACGCAGGCAGACCCTGAGTCGTGGCGTGTCTGGCAGATGAACGGCCTAGACGCTGACTCACAGCTCGGCTTCCTGGGGGCCGTGAACTCCGGGCGTGCGTTCGTGCTCGTCTGGGGTGACCCTGAGGATCCCGAGACGCCGCAGGTCACCTTCGAGGATGCCTCGCAGTGCATCGTGGCGTATGAGCCTGGCTCGCGTCGCAATCGCATTGCTGCACTCAAGCGGTGGGAGGATGGCGGCGACGACTACGCCACGCTGTACCTCGCTGATGAGGTCTGGAAGTTCAAGCGTGCCCGCAGTGGTCAGGCTCAGAAGTCGACCGGTCTACAGGATGTCGACGACGAGCTAAAGAAGTGGGAACTACGCGACTCGGGCGAGGAGCCGAACCCACAGCCAAACCCGCTGGGCGTTGTCCCGATGGTCGAGCTACTCAACCGGCCTACCCTGGTCGGCGAGCCTGTCTCGGACATCAGCGGCGTGATCGCGATTCAGGATGCGGTCAACCTCCTGTGGGCGCAGCTATTCACCACGTCTGACTACGCGTCGTTCCCGACCCGCATCGTCCTCGGTGCTGAACGCCCGGTTGTCCCCGTGATGAACGCTGATGGAAACATCATCGGCGAACGCCCCGTTGACATGGAGAAGTTCGCGGTAGACCGAGTCCAGTTCTTCACGGGCGACAACGTCCGCACCGAGGAATGGTCAGCGGCCAACCTCAACGCCTACGCGGACATCATCGAAACGGCCGTCGGTCACATCGCCGCTCAGACCCGTACGCCTGCCCATTACCTAATCGGCAAGATGGCGAACCTGTCCGGTGATGCGCTGATCGCCGCTGAGACTGGCCTAGTCAAGCGCGTTGATGAGAAGCAGCTTTGGTTCGGCCAGGCACTCCGCGAGGTGTTCCGCCTGATCGCGCTTGCGCAGGGCGATGAGGTCAAGGCCGAGGCAATCTCGGGTGGCCGGGTTCTCTGGGCTGATGCTCAGTCCCGCTCGCAGGCGCAGCTAACTGACGCGCTGCTCAAGCTCAAGACCCTTGGGTTCCCCTTCGAGTTCCTCGCGCTTCAGTACGGCCTCACGCCGACCGAGGTGGTTGACCTTATGGCCATGCGTGAGAAGGAATCGATGGCTGATCCGATGGGCGCATTCACACAGATGTTGTCCCAGGATCCGGCACAGGGAGCAATAACCGATGGCAACCAGCCTCCGGGCGCAACAGCACCAGTTGGAGCGTGAGGGACTAGCAAACGCCACAGCGCGGGCGGTGCTCGCCGAGTGGTCAAAGGTCAACCCGGACGCCGTGGCGAACAGTTGGGTAAGTCTCCTACCGCGCGTCACGGCCATGGTGCAGGCCGGACAGCTCCACGCCGCCGAGGGAACACACACCTTCATGCGTGAACTGCTCGGCCCTAACGCAGTGCTCGACGTTCCGGAGATTGAACCGGCGCAGTTCGCCAGCACCACCCCGGACGGCCGGAACCTTATGGGTGTCCTGGCTCGCTCCATACCCACCGTGCTGTCATTCCTCGGCCAGGGGGAGAGCCTCGCATCATCAATGCTGCGGGGCGCAACCTTCCTAGACTTCGTCGTTCGCACTGTGGTCGCTGATACCGGTAGGCAGGCAGACCAGGCCGCCATGGTCGCCAACCGGAGAGTGACGTCGTACATCCGTGTTGTAGAGGGCGGATCGTGTTCCCGGTGCCTCATCCTGGCCGGGCGTGAGTACGGCGTCTCTAGCGGGTTCCTGCGGCATCCTCGCTGCCATTGCACGATGGAGCCAGTCACCCGCGAGCACACGCCTAAGCCTGCATCCCCCAAGACGCTCTTTGACCGTTTGTCCGCCACCCAACAGCGCAAGGCTTTTGGCGAGGCGGGGGCAAAGGCGATCAACGACGGGGCCGACATCGGCGACGTAGTCAATGCCCGTAAGGCCATGGACTCCGTGGAGATGTTCGGCAAGAAGGTTCAAGTTACCTACGTGAACACAGGTAGTCGGCGCAGGAAGCAACCTCCCCGCCTCACGCCTGAAGAGATCTACAAGCAGTCAGACGGCGATCGAGACCACGCCATTCGGCTGCTCCGCAAGAACGGCTACCTCCGATGACGCAACGTCCGGAGCACCTACGAATTTTCGTACGCGCGCAACGCGCCGAAGGGAACACGCATGCCCGAGATTGAGAACGCAACGGATGAGATCACTACCACTGATGAGGCGACCACGGCGGTTGACGCTGCGGGTGCTCAGGTTAGTGGTGGAGAGTCTGATCCGGATGGCGCCGACCAGCTAGGTGATGCTGGTAAGAAGGCGCTTGACTCCATGAAGGGCAAGTGGCGCGACGAGCGTACGAAGCGGCAGGCACTAGAGCAGCGCATCGCTGAGCTAGAGACTGCACCCAAGGGAGAGACCGAGACTCCTGACGCGGACACGATCCGTGCGCAGGCAGCGCGAGAGGCCAATGAAAAGGCCAACGCGCGAATCCTCCGATCTGAAGTCAAGGCAGCTGCCGCAGGCAAGTTCGCCGACCCGGCCGATGTCCCGCTGTTCCTTGACCTCACCAAGTTTGAGGTTGACGCGAACGGCGATGTGGACGCCGACGAGATCAACGACGCGATCGAGGAACTACTAACCAGGAAGCCGCATCTAGCCGCAACGGCACGGCCACGCTTCCAGGGAACCGGCGACGGTGGAGCAGCGCGCAAGGCGTCTGGCACGGCTGGTCAAACTCAGATCACCCGCGAGGAACTGGAAAAGATGAGCCCGGAAGCGATCGTCAAGGCGAAGCGCGAGGGTCGACTGTCCAACCTCCTGTCGGGCAAGTAGCCAACCCCTATGCGCTGGTCTATCTGACTGGCACTCACCCACACAGTAAGGAAATACAGGCATGGCCGTTACCTCTTTCATTCCCGCTATCTGGAATGCGCAGCTACTCACCGACTTCCGTCAGCAGGCTGTTGCTGCCTCCCTCACGAACCGTGAGTACGAGGGCAACGCCTCGGCCGGTAACGTCGTCAAGATCAACACCGCTACCGCCATCGCGATCACGGACTACAAGGCTGCGACGCGTCTAACCTCGGCCTCGGCTGTCTCGACCACGTCTCAGGATCTGCTCATTGATCAGGAGAAGTCGTTTGACTTCTACGTTGATGACATTGACAAGGCGCAGGTTGCTGGCTCGATGGACGCTTACACCCGCTCCGCTGGTGAGGGTCTCGCCGAGGACGCAGACAAGTTCATCCTTTCGACGGCGCTGACCGGTGCCGGTACCGCGCTGACCGCTTCCACCCTGGCCGATGGCAACGCTGCGTTCGACCTGATCCGCTCGGTCCGCAAGACGATGCAGAAGAACAAGGTTCCGGGTGGCAACCGGGTGTTGGTCGTCAACGCCGAGTTCGAAGCGCTGCTGCTTAGCGCTGCGTCCAAGCTGACCAACGTTGACGTGTCCGGTGACACTCAGGGTCTGCGCGAGGCTGCACTAGGTCGACTGCTCGGGTTCGACATCTACACCTCGGAGAACCTACCGGTCACCGCTAAGCCTCAGGTGCTTGCGTTCTACAAGCCTGCGGTTGCTTACGTCTCGCAGATCGAGAAGACCGAGGCCATGCGCGCCACGGACAAGTTCGCTGACCGCCTCCGTGGTCTCCACGTCTACGGCGCCAAGGTTGTGCGCCCGACCGCCGTTGTTAGCTGGACGTCCATCTAGTCACTGGCTGTGGTGGGTCACCTACGAATTTTCGTGGGTGGCCCCCTGGCCCCCAACTGAACATAGGAGGTTGACCCTTGGCGTTCGTCATTGGTCCCAACGGGATGCCGAACGAGATTCCGGATGACGTGGCCGCTTGTCTCGTCGGTGACGGTGATCGCGGTTACGCCTATGCGCCGGAGCCCAAGCCTGAGCCCGTGAAGCGCGCCCCGCGCCGAACGGCTACCAAGTAAGAGAGGTGGCCACGATGGCACTTGCACCGTTGGCCACCATCGCCGACCTAGAAGCGCGTGGCGTCA